AGCCGTATCTTTAGAGAATACTATTTCGTTATCTGTTTCAACTAAAACACCAATACTTAAAAGGTAGTCTTTGCCCTCTTGCTCTGTTGGAAAATTTGTCTTGTATATATTCATTATATTGTTGTTAAAGATTGTAATTCGCTATCGCTTAAATATGGAAATACTGCAAGTGCTTTTGTTTTGCCGAAGAACGGACCACCCGAGTTTAAATCAAACTCTAAATCATTTAATCCAATAGGTGCAGAGCCACTTGTATCTGTTGCTCTTTCTACACCATCAATCCATAAAGCAAAATCATTTAATTTATACTTAATTGCTACCTTATGAAAATCTAAAATATTAGTTAATTGATAATTTACATCAACGTACTTTGTACCACCACTCGAAACTATTGCTCTTATTCTATTTGCACTACTATCATACAAAATAACGACCCTATTGTTGTTACTTCCATCATTTAAACCTAAAAATCTTACTGTTCCATCATTAGCCAAAGCTGCTATCTCTGCATATAAAACCCCCTCTGTGCTATTTATACTTGCTAAACTACCTCCATTTGTGCATACGTCTTGGTTACGTGTAACTTGACTTCCATTGCTCGGAATATACGATGTGGCATAGTCTTGGTCATTTGTAGCATTTGCACCCCAAACAAGGTACTCGGTCAAAGTTCCACTTCCTCTAAAGTCTGCTGCGTAAAAGTTATCTTCTCCAGCTACTACGGTTGTACCATTAACTTCAAACCTTTGCCATTGTTCTGTTAGTGTAAATACGTTGTTTGTATTTCCAAAATAAGACATTAACGTTGCAGTTCCAGTCCCACTAACTGACCTTGCATATATACTTCTTGTAGCTGTGCTTGATAAACTTAGTCCAGTAAGATACACCGTGCTTGAACCACTATTTGTTATTTTGTAAGCATTATTTGTTCCATCTGGTGCTAAAAACCCTCCTGTAACTATTGGAGAGCTTCCAGTCGAATACTGACTAAAATCCTCTGAATATGGTACTAACTGGGTTGTCTGCGGTTCCCACAACCAACTTCCGCAGCCACTATCTGGCACTACTTCTTGCCCAAGATATTCTTTTACAGATACGTTGTCTATAACAAGTTCAAATGACGTATCGGATAAACCTCCAAAACCAACTTGTTTGATAGCAGAGCCAAGTGTTATAATTGTTGAAAAAGTTGTTCCTTGTGTTAAACTTTGACCTTGATTATTTGAAATATCAATAAATCTTGTGTTGCCGCTTACGGATATTATATCTGCTTTAATTAAAAACTGCTCCCCTTCAAGACCATTTGTATTCCAAACCGCTCTTGAAAAACCACTACTTCCGTTGCTTGTTATTTTTAATTGATTATTTTCATTTACTAAAATACCACCAGATTGTGATAAAGCATTTCCAATACCGCTTTGCTCATAATCTCCATTTACAATTTCCTCACTCCCTAAAGCATCTTGATAACTAAAGCCCTCGTAGTTTATTCTCGGTAGGTTAGTATCGTCTGTTATTTCGATAATTGAAACATCATCTACGTAAAAGTATTGACCTACCCCAGCGTTTTGCCAATTAACCTCTCCAAAAGATATATCTTCAGAATTACTATCTGCTACAAAATAATAAGTGTATTCAACCCAATCATTTGTTAAAGCTAAATTATTTACTATACTTTGACTACTACTATCGTATGCTCTCCTTACATAAACAGAGCCTCCAGATGGTAGGTTACCATTCTTTAATCTAAATGTAACCTTATATTGACTGCCAGAGGTGTAGGAAATTGGCTGTACTAAAAAACTACTTCTCCAATCTGCACTAACTGTTTTCTCTAATTTTACACCCTCTGTATTTGGTGTAATAACTGCACTTGCACTTACTGCTCCATAATCTTCAACACTCCAATCTTGCAACACCTCTTTAGCCGAGATGTTTGTAATGGTTACGTCATTGTCGGTTGCACTTGTTCTGCCAATTACCGCAGTTGTACCATCTGCCTCAAAGTACTTTGTGTGTACTCCAACCGTTGTAACCATTGATGCATCTACAGCAGAATTAAACTTTAAACCCCCAGAAATACTTTCAGTAATTTCATAAGTGAGTTTATATTGCTTACCTATTGTTAAAACAGATAATTGTGCAATAGAGCCAGCCGTTGGTGTATGTGTTATTTTTGCTCCTATATCAGTTAAAGTTGCACCGCTTGTAAATGTCCAATCTTGACCTACCTCACGTACTGAAACGTTGTCTATTGAGAGGTTTGTAGCTGATGATGTTGTTCCTACCGTTAAAGTAGTAGATACAGCTTCTGAATAAAAAGTAAAAGTTCCGTTTGCGCTTGACGTTCTTTCTGATAAAGGAATACTAAAACCGCTTATGTAAACATTTCCATCTACATAATCTGAAACATTAAAAACAATTTTGTAGATTTTACCTATTACCATCACATTAGGCTGGTTTGCCTTTGTTCCAGATGTAGTAACGGCTAAAATTAATTTATTATTATCTATTGTAGTGTTATCAAATTTATTCCAGTCCGTATCAGTAGCAAAATCTCCGTTGGTAACAAGCTGCACCCCCTCTTGAGAAAAACTGCCGTTAGAAACCTCCTCTGCACCTTCCTCTGAAAAATCTCCGTTCTGCACTAAATTACTCGATAGTATTTGTACGTTTTCAACAAGACCTTGAGCATTTACTCTTGTAGCTGCTGAATTTCTACTGAAGTCAAAATCTCCATCCTCTACAAAAACCTCTTTAGCAAAAAACCCGTTAATTTGAGTATCAGTAAACGATACTGGTGCATAAAATCCTATGTAAGAATAATTAGCATTTGCAGTAAAAGTGACCGAATTTAAACCAGATACGGGATTACTAAACACAACTTGTGCTCCCGTTAAACTATCATTATTAGAAATTCTTATTTGAGCCGTGATATTTTGTGAAGATGTAAACTCTAATTTATAAGTTTTTCCACTTTCAAATGTCACTAATGAATAACAATTATTACCGCTACCCGATGATACCATTTGCGTAATGGTTGAACCGCTTGAGGTAAATGCAGAAAAATCTTTATTTGTCCAAGAATTAACCAACTCTGGCCCATATACTGGTATAGGCTTAACACATAGTGCTTCACCATTGTTATACGCAGTTGGTGTTAATATAATTGATGCTTTATCTAAAAGGTTGCTCATTATTGTATATTTTCTAATTCATCTAAAGTTGCAGTTGTACAAGTAACATTCTCATAGTATGTTGCCCTTGCTTGTAAGGTTAAAAGTAAAGCCGGCACGGCACTACACCCAGCATATTCTTTGTAGACTAAACCCCAATTTACAGAGTTATCACAAACACCTCTACCCCACCAACTTTTAAAATATATTTCGTTTGCCATTACTTCTTCTTTTTTTTCTTTTTAAGAAATACCTTTAATTTCTCAATGTTCTTTGCTTTTGGTTTGTAACTCATAGTACCCATCCATTAAACGTAGCCTCATAACTTGGATAAATATCATCATTGACGTTATTTGTGTACTCTGGATATGTAGCTTGGTTAAAACTCATAAAGTCTATAAAACGTCTTGAATACCATTCTGCATTGGTTCTTGCTTTTTCTACTAGAAAATCAACTTCGTTTTTATCTACAGTTTGTGCATTTTCAGATGTGTGTTTATATACACCGCCATTTTTAATTTGGTAAGCTGCGAAAGGTATGTAGTTTGCTTGTGCATACCAGATCAACATCTCAACAATAAAATCTTCTAATATAGTTTTCCATCTTGCATTTGCTGGTAAATCAATTCCAGCAACAATAGCATCAGTTAAACCAGTATACATATTTGTACCTATAATTTGTTGTATGTCTATCTGTTGTGCAATCTTAATAAATTGTATGAATTTATCAGTATCAACATTTCCATCAATGATAGAGTTTCTAACTAAATCTGTTCTATTTATAAATAATACTGTTGCCATATCTATCGGTTTACAAACCCCTCGTTGGGCATATTAATTGGTTTTGTTCCTACTAAAGGATTGTTTTTTTCTGGTCTAAATCCTTTTCTTCTAGCTTCTGCAACACTTATAACAGGTGCAAGTGGGCTTTTGACATCTATTCTTTTATCCT